TTGAATCAGTTTAAGTTTTGCGTCTCTGATTTTAGGAATTCGTAGGTCTCTCGCATATAGATGATAATGGTCATCGTTTCTTTGAATTGTTTGACCAAACCCAACCCCAACACTTCCATGTCCATTTTGTTTATCAATACCAATGTTTTTCAAAATATCAAAAGGAGTGGTCACCATTGCCTCGGAATTCAGAATTAATTCGGGTTTATAACCAGCTTCTCTAAGTGCATTCCCTTCTCTCAAAACACCGACAGGATTAATTGTGCAGTATTCCGACCAATACGTTGGTGCGCCTTGAAGTGTACCTGAACCGAAATTCGAAAACACGTGTCTTTTATCATCAACAACGACAGTGTGTCCCACTTGGTGACCACCACTAAATCTTATTACTAACGGATTCTTTGCTTTACTGCAAAGATAATTGACGAAAGAACCTTTACCTTCGTCACCGAAGCCAAGCCCGACCACGATATGAACCTTACTCATTCTATTAATTTTTATGTTTATATTTCCAAATAAATTTACTACATGTTTTTCTCCTACCTTTCAAGCAACCATTAATATTTGATTCTGATATTTTTAGAATAGTTGCAGCAACTTTTGCACTTTTCCATTCCTGAACATAATTATTAGATATATCATACTGTAATATTGCTATTGATTTACTATTACTTATTTTCAGTTTTGTTCCATCACTTAAATGTTTATTTAAATTAGGATTTACTCCACCGTTTTCATAATATAATTTCAACCCTTTTTTTTGTTTTTCAATACTATCGATTGTTCTTTTTCTTCCCAATTGAGACTTATTATGTCCCGAAATGAATTTTTTCTTTGAATTAATCATGCAAGTAAATGAACGATTACATCCACAAACACAAATTCGTTCTTCACGTGGAATATATCGAGGACTATTTTTACCTGACCTATGATTACAAATAGGACACTCACAATCTTCTTCATGTCCTCGCTCTTCCTTCGTTAAACCAATATGTGCTAATGACATATTTTTCCTTGATTTTTGTGTGTGTTTAACACCTAAAGGACTACCAGCAATTTTTGAAAAATTAAATGTTGGTGATAACGTATCAATCCAATATTGTTCTCGTAGTATTAAATTTTCTTTTTTATCAATAACTTCAAGAACCTCAAAAATAAATGCTTCTTCACCATATTTATTCCAAGAATTTTGAACAAATTGATTTTTATGTTTATTTTTCCTCAAAGAACTAATATGACCCCATTTTCTATTTTTAAAATTAATTGCAGAGCCAATATAAAAATCTTGTGTTATAGTATTTGTAATTTTATAGATTTCCATAATAATATTTATATATAAATACTACGAAAATTAAAACCTAATACAATACTAATTTCCATAATTAATTAAGTGATATATTTTCAATTACAGTATATCCCCAATCACGTAAAATTTCACGAACAACAAACCATTCACCATTAAAATCCAATGAATTAATTCTTGCTTGAGACGCATCGGATTGGAAATGAATGGTGGCTTCGTTTATCGTGTCATAATATGTTCGTGGTTCAATCATTATGCAATTATACGAATAATTTATTAAAAGGTTACAAAAAAAGGGAACTAATTTTCATCAGTTCCCTTTTTAATTTATAAAAGATTATGTTTAGAGTTTAATAACTCCGTCATCATTGGCTGACACAATACTACCTTTTACAACTGTTGCCAGTGCAGTGGTAACCAGACCCTTGGTCTTGTCATCAAATTTGGCAGTTGCATCTACGATATCCACACCATGTTGTACTGCAATAAGCGTTGCTATTGTTGCACAAATTGCTGTGTAGTCATTGAGAACAATGAGTCTCTCACCAAGCATGTCACGCCAGTAACCCAAAACCTGTGGGTCGTCTCTGTAACTTGCTTCGTTAACATGAATATGATACACGTTATAGAGTCTCTGTGCTTCTTCAAGCAATTGCTTGTCAGTAACAGCTTCAGATGCTTCACCACCAAAAATTGTCTCAATGGCACGTGGACTGAGTTCATCCCAACTCATTTCATCACCAATTGTGACAAGGAAACCTTTTTCATTACGTTTTTCAAAGCAATCAATACTGGTATGCCTTCCAGCCATATACCATGCAAGAAGATAACTTTCACGGCTTTGAGCACCACCACCACTTTGAATCGCAACACTGGTCAGCCATTTATCAAGTTCTTCTGTACCACTTTCAAATTGACCTACTTGAAGCGGGGTGTCGATACAATGATGGTCATTAATCGCACCGAAAAGTACTTGTGGATGTTCTACACCATTATCGATAATGGTATTCATAAGAACAGGGAGTTCGTTTTTAACGATGTTTTCAGGGATTCTACCCATACTTCCAGTATCATCGAGAAAAACCATTACCGCAAGGCTTTCGGGATGAATATCACTGTCACGTGATTCTCTTATATCGATGCCCTTGGGTAGCATGTCGGATTTCGCTGCTGACGAAAAAATGTCAGCAGCACTTTTACTCGCATAACTCTTACTTGAACTCAAGTTAGTATATGCATCATCTGACCAATTTGAATATCCCATTACTCGGCAGGTGTTTCGTCAGTCTTATCACCTTCTTCGTCAGGTGCTCCCAATTCATCAGCAACTTCTTCTGTTGCTTCGGCAGTGTTCTCAACTACTGCTTCTTGTTCGTCCTGTTCTTTCGCCATTTCTTCGAAAGATGTTGGATTTTCTTTGTTAATTCCCATAATAAAAATTTTAATTGTTAATACTAATTTATGTTTATAAATGTTTCAGAGTACAATTATACGAAAAATATTTGAATATGTTACAAATTTAACGGATAAAATTTTCTCTCAAAGTTTTTTTCTAATATTTTTCGATACTCTTTATAGTCTTCAACCTCACATTGGTGTTTAGTCAAGAGAAATGTTAAAACTTTTTGATTCACATCTTTATCTCTTTTGAGTTTTGTACCTGCTGCACTCCTATCTCCTAACAAATATAGTGCAATTTTCTTACAGAGTTCCAAATCAATGTCTTGGGTAGCAATCTTTTTCACAAATAACGTAGTTGGATACCACATTTTATATCTTGCGGATATTGTGTCGGCTTTGGTGTCGAGATGGGTCATGTGATAGAAAGAAGTCAATATAATGCCGTGAGTCTCAGGCACTACGAAGACAGTGGTTGGGTTCATACCCATGTGAGAGTAGCCGATATTCCTAAACCAGAGCGATATCTCGAACATCCTACTAAAGAGCCAATTAACGTGATGTTGGGGCAATTGCTCTCCAGTGAGAGGAACTGCTCGGTCTTTAAATAAAACAACTAATTGATTTTCACCAAGCCTCATACTTTCTGGCAGATATCTATGAAACCCAACTGACGCTTTGTCAGTCTTTGACTTCAATATCTTAAAATTCTCAAAACTTTTTCTAAGTAATGCACGATTTTCATCGGTGACCTGATAAACTATTTTCTTTTCAAAGACTTTGAATTTACCTGTTTCATCTTGGTATTCGATACCATTAATAATAATGTCTCTATACTCATTTAGTCGAGCCATTGCATCACTTGCTTTGGGGTGACTACATCTGTCTGGATGAATTAATATACTATGCTTCTTATAGGTAGCTTTCCAATCACCATCTAATATGTCTTGAGGTTTCTTTGAGTTTAAAATCTTTTCAATTAATTGAGTATCTGTCATTATTAAAATGTTTCGTGAGTAAAAAATCTTTTTATTTTATAACAGGTGTTCGGTGTTAGTCCCGAATAATTATCGGTATGAAAGAAATTGAATTGTTGATTCAATAAAATATCACTATCATCATCAATAATTGCGTAGCGATAGAAGTCATAATAATTAACCCCAAACCAATACATACAATTATCTTTAAGCCAGAGTGAGATATCTGTACCTCTCTCATATCCTGTACGTGGTGTCTTATCAATAATAGTAAAGGTAGCACCACAATATTGGAATATTCTATTGAGTTCTAATGGTGTCCATCTACCTCGCATTGAGGCACTGAGTACAACAGCACTATTGGTTTCTTCGCAGAGCGCATTAAGCCACGACATCCTATCGGAACACATCTCACTTTTATAATACTCCATTCGACCTATCTCTTTCCGCTTCACCAACTTCTTCAAGTGCTTTTTAACTACCTTATATAATGGTATGTTATCATGACGTGTTAAATGATTGTATCGTTTAGTATAAAACAACTGACAGTTCAATACACCATCAACATCGAGAAAGATTATATTCCTTGGGGGATTATATATTGGAAACCTGAAATTATCTTCCATGTTTGAACTCGTTCTGAATCAATTTCAGATTCCGTTTAGCATTCTTTAACCTATATTCTTCGTTTCTGATTTCGTGTTCAAGCCGACCTGCTTCTTCCTTCATGATATTCCAATACTCGTCATCAGTTGATTTAATAACTCTTTCATCTAAATCATCATTAAACCTTATATCGGCATCAATCCACGATGGAAGTACGAAATGAATTCCGTCACCAACATTATTGGAATAACTTGCAGTTGAACCCGCTTGTTTATAATTTCCATTGTCTTTAATTAAAAACCTTACAGGATGTTGACGATATGCAGCATCTTCTTCGGCATCGAGTTCTGCTTGATATTCTTCGAAAGTCGTTACTGCTGTAACCTCACCACAATGAAATTCGAATAACAACTTTATTTCTTTACGAAATTCTTCGAGTTCTTCTTTGTTATCGAAATAAAAATCGTTTCGGATTTCCCATGCTGCTGAATTTATTCCAACTGAAGGGTCACCTGCTGCAAAGACGTGAAAACCACTAATTTTTATAATTTTCTCCACGTTCTCAACAATTTTTGCGTATTTTTTTAAATCTTCCATAGTTTTCTTTTCAGTTTTATACGAAATTCCTTCGGGAATGTTACAATTATTTCGTTTTTTCTGTGAATCTATTACGAATTGTGCACCAGCTTCAAAACATTCTAAAACGGTTTCGTGTGTAAGTGGTTCACCTTCAACATATGCCTTATAATATATTCTTGCAGCACCTTTAATTATTTTGTTTTCCATAATGCAAAAATAAACAAATATTTCGAAAAACAA